GCCGAGAAGATACGGGAACAGCGAGAGCTTGAAGAAAAGCAACGGGCTATGGAGCGCAAGATAAGAGCGCTCAAACGCAAGGTTGAGGGCACGCAGGACGAGAAAAAGGTCAAGGAGTATAAGCGTAAGCTCCGTGAGGAGCAAGGCAAGCTCAGAGAGTTTATCAAAGAGCATGACGATGTTCTCCGCAGAGATTATTCAAGGGAGAAGATCTACAGCGGTAAGGGTGAGTCGAAGCAGGAAGCACCGAGAACGGAAGAAGCGCCTGTTAAAGTTACCGATACCGAAAGCAAAAATCCTGTTCCGACAAATAAAGAGCCTAATATTCCTCAGCCGGATAATAACATTTCCGAGCCGGAAAATAACGTTTCTAAGCCGGAAAATAACGAAAACACAATGAATTTTGTACAGCCTGAGCCTATAAAGCCTGTTCAGAGCAACGAAGACACAGACGATACGCCGACTGCGGCTATGACTGATGAAGCCGATGAAGCCGTTGAAACTGCCGAAACGACAGAAAACGTACAGGAAACTGTAAAACAGCCTATTGAAACAGCGACAGACAGCGAAGAAGACGTACAGAATTTTACAGATGATACTGTTGACAATTCGGATGAAAGTGATATAATAGAGGAAGAAACAGTTTTCGAGCCATTGTCGGCAGATACTGTTGTCCCTGTATTGCGTGAAGATTCAAAGGAATGGATTAACCGTCTGTCCTCAGAAGAAGTCAGAGCAATCAAGAAGTACACGAAGAACAGCGGAGATCCCAAAGACGATAAGTTCTATGCAAGACTTAATTCAATGCTTCGTGGGGATATTCCCGAAGATGACACTTTGAAATATTATTCTGATGTTATATCGGGTGCGATAGCGAAGTTTGAGTTAAAGCACGACATTATCTGTTACCGTTCTGTCAATTACAATCCTGTGGAAGGAATGAAAGTTGGCGATATATATGAGCCTAAGCAGTTTGTTAGTTCAGCAGTAACTAAATCAGGTGCGATAAGCGGTAATTATAATTTAATTATATTTGCTAAGAAAGGAAGCAAGGGTGCGTATATTGAATTATTGAGCAAATATCCAAATCAGAGAGAGTTTTTATTCGATAAAAATCTTAAATATAGCATTTTGGATGTTGATGGGACAACTATAACTTTAGAGGTGATAATATGAAAGGTAATGCGAATGTACGTATTCCCAGAGAATTAATTGAAAAAGCTAAATCCGATTTGATTAAGGCTATAAATTCTGGAGAAGATGACTGGGATGAAGAAACCCGAAAAGACTGGGAGGAAAAAATGAACTCATAAAACCGCCCACAGCAGTGAGCGGTTTTCTTATACCCGTGTGCAATTGATTGTACAACTAAACTTAATAATTATACCGCTCTTAAAAAGGGCGGTATTTTTATACCCAAAATCAAAGAAAGTGAGGAAAAGCAATGGAACCCGAAAAGAAAACTCCCGAAGAGGAGAAGAAGCCCGCTCCCACAGCGGAGCAGAAGGACGAGCCCAAGCCCGAAGAGAAGCCCGCCGAAAACAAGCAGACGGACGATAACGGCACGGCAGACAAGCCCGATGAGAGCAAGGCAGAGGACAAGAAGGACGATAAGCCCGAAGAAAAGGCGGATAAGCCCGAATCTGAGCCTGCACCCGCCGTTCCCGATGCAAAGGACGAGGAGATTTTAAGGCTGAAAACACAGATAGCCGCAATGTCGCTCGGTGTAAAGCCCGATTGTATGGACGATGCTGTGGCTATTGCCGAAAGCTACGTCAAGTCCGGCAAGAATGAGGACATCAACTCGGCACTGTCGGCAGTAGTCAAGAAATATCCCGATATGAAGGCTGACGTGGGCGACAGCAAGAAGCAGGGCGGCTTCAAGGTCGGAGCAGGCAGTTCCGACAAGGAAGAAAAGCCCGACAACAGCAGACTTGATAACGCATTCGGTATCAAGAAAAAGAAGTAAGAAAGGTAAGGTGTAAAAATGTCAAACACAATCAACTATGCTGAACAGTATACCAATCAGCTCAGAGAGCTTTACGGTCAGGAATCAAAGGCCGACGCTCTCTATCACTCAAATTCCGATATTCAGCTCAGAGGCGGGAAAACAATCAAGATACCCACTCTGTCGGTATCCGGCTATAAGGACCACACAAGAGCATCGCTCGGCTTCCCTCAGGGTACATACGAGAACAACTACGAAACAAAGACGCTCGATCACGACCGTTCTATCGAGTTCGTAGTAGATCCTATGGACTTTGACGAAACCGATACCGTTGTATCACTGGCGAACATTCAGAGCCGTTTCGACAGGACGCAGGCAATTCCTGAACACGACAGCTATACATTCTCAAAGCTGTATGCAGAGGCTGTAAGAGTGGGTGCAACAATAAAGCACGACAAGCTCACGATTGAGAATGTCCTCAAGGACTTTGACGAGAACCTCAAGACACTTGAAGATAAGGGCGTACCTCTTGACAGAATGATACTCTATGTCACCGCAGACTATAAGACGATACTCAAGAACGCAGAGGGTATTCAGAGAACGCTCGACATCAAGAGCGGCGGCGGTATCGACAGACGTATTCATTCCGTTGACGATATAGGCAATATCGTTACAGTTCCCTCAGCTCGTTTCAAGACCGTGTACGATTTCACGGACGGCTGTAAGTCCGGTGTCGGCGCAAAGCAGATAAACTACATTCTCATTGACCCCGAATGCCAGGTGTCAAGAGATAAGTACGCATATATACATCTGTTTGCTCCCGGCTCTGACAGCAGAACGGCAGACAACTATCTGTACCAGAACCGCAAGTACAACGGTACATTTGCGATAGATCACCTGTTTGTTGACGGCTGTATCATGAATGTATCTGCTCTGACGCAGACATTCACAGGTAACGGCTCGACAACTGCATTCACAGTGACCGACAAGCCCGAAAAGCTCATCGGCGTAACTGTGGACGGTACAGCGACAACAGACTACAGCTATGACAAGTCATCGGGCGTGATAACATTCAATACCGCTCCCGGCAACGCAAAGGCTATAGTCGTAACATACTAAGGAGGTAACTATGATAGCAGTAAAGGCAAACAAGCAGTATACTATCACGGAAGCCGAGAAGAAGTCATATCTTGCACAGGGGTATGACATAATCGGCGATAACGGGGCTGTGGAGCATTCTCCGCAGGCTACCGTGCCGTATGCCGAATATGAAAAGGCTCAGGCGGAGATAGCAAAGCTCCATGATGAGCTTGCTCAGGTAAGGGCGGCAAAGACAAAAAAGGGTGTGGCTTAATGTACCTCACTTTTGCGGAATTTCAGACCTTATGCCCCGACAGTACGATAACCGAACAGCAGTACAACGCTCTTGAAAACATGGCGGAGAGCGACATCGATACACTGACCTTCAGCCGCATAACAGCGATAGGATTCGACAATCTGACAGCGTTTCAGCAGGATAAGGTAAGGCTGGCACTGTCACAGCAGACAGCATTTGTTTTTGACAATGCTGAGCTGATTGACAGTCCGCTCAGTTCCTATAGTATCAGCGGTGTGTCAATGTCCTTTGACAGCTCGAAGGTTATAAATTACTGCGGTGTCACTACAACACGGCAGGTTTATAACACGCTGTTGCAGACGGGCCTTTGCTACAGGGGGTTATAATATGAAATATCCGAAACTTGTACCCGAAAGGGTTTGTACAACGCCTTGTACCGTGTATCGTACAGACGGACTTAACCGTGACGGCTCAAAGAAACGGACGGTCATATTTGAGGGTAAGTGCTTCCATAGCGAGAAAGCACGGCAGAAATTATCCGCAGAAAAACAGCTTATAACGCTGTCTGGCGAGGCTCTTTTCTGCGGGGATATTGCCCCGGACAGCCCGATAGTTGACGGAGCTGTGGAGATAGGTGGCAGAGAGTACAAGATATACGGCTCGGAAAAGGCTAAAAACCCCGACGGGACGGTAAATTACACAAGACTGGAGCTGATATAGTGATAAAAGTAACCGTAAAGCTTGATAAGGCTGCAATAGCAAAGATTGAAAAAGCAGTGCTTGACAGTGCGCAAGCGGCGATGGAGCAGGTGGTTACCGAAGTACAGAACACAGCACCGCTTGACCAGGGCGACCTCATCAACGGCATATTTGTTCGTTCGGAAAAAAGCGGTAATACTGTCATCGCCACGATTGACCACAGTGCTTTATACTCTCGGTATCTCTACTATGGCAAGCTGATGATCGACCCAAATACCAAAAGTGCTTGGGCAAAGAGCGGTATAAAGAAAGAAGTGACCGACAAAAAGTTGAAATTCCGCAACGGCAGGACTGATCACTGGCTTGAGCCGTACATAACAGGTGACAAAAAGGATTTTGTCAAAAACTCGTTCACAAAAATATTTAAGGGAAAAACAGGCGTATGACGTTACTTGAAACAGCCGATATGCTTGCTGATGTTCTCGGCATAGAGAATGTATACGCAGGCTGTATAAACGCAAATCAGGATAAGTGTATCGGCGTGTATGCGTCAAAAAACACCTATCCTAAGAAAATCAGCATAGGCGGTAAGCCTTGCACGAAAACACTTGAAAAGCACATCAGCGTACTGATACACTGGACGGACAATCCGACAACAGCCGAGAGTGCGGCAAACGAAATACTTGATAAGCTGACCGATGTACACGGCTATGTTGCCGGGGGGCACACGGTCGGCTTTTTGAGTTGCAGTGAGGCGCATAACGCAGGCAGAGATGAAAGAGGTATCTGCGAGTACGTTATTGATGTGACGGTTTATTACGAAAGGAGTAATTAACAATGGCTAACAAAACAGGAGTATATCCCGTATATGAAAATCAGTTCAAGATTGACAAGACAGGCGGAACAGGTGCGACAGCCGAGAATCTTGTAACTATTGCCGATATGGAGAGCTTTTCGGTTTCCATTGACGGCAATGTCGAGGAGTGGAAGCCGTTCGATCAGGAAGGCTGGACAAGAAGACTTGTGACAGGTAAGGCACTGACCGTCAGCGTATCCGGCAAGAGAAACATCGGTGACGCAGGCAACGATTATGTTGCAGGACTTGCACTCAAAACAGGCGCAGACAGCCACACAACTGTAGTGTGGACGTTCCCCAGCGGCGCAACGCTGACAATACCGTGCGTTATAAACGTGACGGAGTGGGAATCGGGCGATTCCACAGCGGTAGCACCTCTTGCGTTTGACATCATGTCGGACGGCAAGCCCACATTTACAGACGCAAAGTAAGGAGATAAATACAATGGCTAAGATGTACACACTTGATGAAAAGTTACTCGTGGGCGTTCCCGAAATCAGAATCGGTGAAAAGGTCTACAAGGTAGACGATCGTGAAAAGACGGTCAAGAAGGTAATGGCGCTTTACAATAACGGCGATAAGAAGGACATTGAAAAGATTGACGAGATGTTCAAGCTGGCGTTTGAGCCTGCCGCCGCTAAGGAGATAAGCGAAATGAATATGCCGTGGGCGGCATATCAGAAGCTGTCCGAGATAGTAATATCCGCCATGACGGGACAGGAAGATACCGAGCGATTTCACGAGTAATGAAGTCTGGTACGATGTCGAGTATGACCGTGAGCTGATACGGCAGTCGATAGCAAAACAGTATCACATACTGCCGTCCGAGCAGGACGACCTGCACTATTCTGACTGGCTGAGCCTTGTATCGGGACTTATGAATGATACTCCGCTCGGTCAGACAGTGCGGATACGAAGCGAGGATAACAAGGAGATGCTAAAACACTTTTCGCCGTATGAAAATCGCATACGGCGGGAGTGGGCGGCATTCAGAGCGAAGAAACAGCTTGCGGAGAAAACTCCAAAACAGATACAGAGCGATATAACGGCTCTTGAAATGATGATAAAAAAGGCATTCGGGGGAGGTGAGTAAATGGCTGACGAAAACGGTGCGTCAGTAGGCACTATCAGCCTGTCGCTGATAATAGACGCAGAGCTTGACAAACAGCTTTCGGCATTGCAGAAAAGCATACAGGCACAGTGGAATAAGGTCGGTGAAACCGCTGAAAAGGCACTTGCCGACAGTGTGGAAAAAGCCGCCGATAAGGCTGTAAAGCCTGTTGAGGAAGTCGGCAAGGCTGTAGAAAAGACCGTGACGCAGAGCGTTGAAAAGGCTGTGCAGAAGGTCGAAAAGCCCGCCGAAGAGGTAGGAAAGGCGCTTGAAAGCTCTATATCCGAAAGTGCCGAAAAGACTTCCGAAACGCTGGAAAAGGCACTTGTTGAGCCTGTAAAGGAAGCGGAAAAGGAAGCAGAAAGCCTTGGCAAAGCGATAAATAACAAGTATGAGTTCGGACCCGGTTATAGCAAAGAAGCTATGGATTTCGTGAACAACTATCAGCCGAAAAGCGATAAGAAGAAGTCCAAAGAAAAAGAGGAGCTCCCCGAAATTGATGTCGGCAGTTTTGAAATTCCTTCCGAACCTATCGACCGTCTGAACAAAAGTCTTGAGCTGACTAACGAAAAAATAGAGCTTGCACAGGAAAAGTGGAAACTGCTTAACAGAGAAATGGCGGCATTGTCTGATAAAGACATGACAGGCGAAAAGGGCAATGCCGTAATAGAAAAAATAAACGCCGTTGAAACAAGTATGCTGAAACTGCAGCAGCAGTCCGAAGCTACTAAAGCCAAGATAGATAAGGCAATGCAGGCGGATGCAGAAGCCAAAAAGCTGGCTGAAGCCGCACGGCAGGCCGCCGAAGCGGTAAACAAGATACCTGAAAGCACAAACAACATAAATCTGCAATCGTTACCTGTCATAGCGATGCTGATAGACAAAATGCTGCAGGTTAAATCAGCGGTAACAGAGGCTGCTGCATCAAACGAAAAAGTGCAGAGTGCGGTAGAAAAAACTACTGCTGTACTGGATTCGGGGTGTAAAAAGATTGAGCAGGTGCTGGAAACGGCCGATAAGGCGGCAAGCAAGATAATACAGCCTGTTTCAAAGGTGAAAAACACGTTGAAAACGGTAGGCACGGCGGTAAATAACTCGGTCATTGCTCCTGTGAAAAAACTGGCTTCCTCTTTTGCAAGCCATTTCAAAAGAGCAGAAAAACCTGTTGATAACCTTGAAAAGTCGGTCAAAAAAGTAGGTGCTTCTGCTGAAAAATCGCTCGGCAAAGCAAAAACTTCTGCCGGTGGATTCGGCAAGACAATAGGCGGACTTGGTAAAAGTGTCAAATCCGCACTTAAATCTACGTTTCTTATGGCAGGGCTTTATGCGGCGTTTCGTGGCATAAAGTCGGTAATGTCGGACGCTATCGGTGCAAACGAGGAGTTCGGCAACAGTGTAAAGCAGATAAAAGGCAATCTTCAGGTTGCGTTTACGCCTATAGTAAACGCTATCATGCCGGCGCTTAATACATTGGCATCCGGACTTGCCACAGCAACCAAAGCTATAGCGAGCTTTATTTCGGGGCTGTTCGGCACAACGTATAAAAAGTCGCTTGAAGCGGCAAAAAAGGTCGAAGCTGTCGGAAAAAAGGCTAAGGAAAACAGCCGCTTCCTTGCAAGTTTTGATGAAATGAATGTTGCTTCAAAGGACGAGAGCGACAGCTCCTCCTCTGATCTCTCTGCACTTGACAGCGAGGGCGATAAGACAGCCGAGAGTATCGGAAATAAGATCCGTGAGCAGATCAAAAAAGGGTTTGCTCTGCTGAAAAAACAGTTTGCAAAAGTCAAAAAGTATTTCGATACAAATTTTGCTCCGATATTTGCGGAGATAGGCAAAAAATTCGCACCCGTTATAGAGGGCTTCAAGGATAATATGGGCAAGGCCTGGAGTGATATGGCAACACTTGCCGAGCCGTTCAAAAATTATTTTACAAATAATCTGACACCGGCACTTCAGACAGCGTTTAAGTCGATCGGAACGATAGCTTCGGGGCTTGGCGATACGTTTAATCTTGTGTTCGGTCAGCTGTGGGATAACGTTATTTTCCCGTCGCTGAACACAATGATAACAACCGTGTTACCGTTACTTACAGATCAGTGGACAGCGACCGCAGAGGTTATGACGACGCTCTTTGAAACCGTCAAGACAATATTCGACGAGGTTTTTGTAACCGGTGTTATGCCGATACTGACAACCTTGCAGGGCGTATGGAGCGATTTGTGGATAACCTCGGCAAAGCTATGGTCGCAGTATGGCGAACCGATGATGGAAGCTATTCAGTCGCTTATAACTTCAGTCGGTGATACAGTGCTGACGGTCTATAAAGAGTGGATACAGCCCGTTATACAGTGGGTATGTGACCTTATAAAATCCCTGTGGGACAAAGCAATAAAGCCTGTCTATGTAAAGGTCGTTGCCGTTGTCGCAAAAATCGTGGATTGCGTAAAAGCAGTATGGAATTTTCTAAAGCCGTTTGTCGATTGGTTCGTGAAAACGTTGGGGCCCACGATAAAAAATGTACTGGCGGCGGTCAAAGGCGTTTTTGACACTGTATTTACCGCTATCGGCGATATAATCGGCGGTATTATTAAGACCTTCGGCGGACTGATAGACTTTATAACAGGTGTATTTTCAGGCGACTGGAATAAGGCTTGGCAGGGAATATGCGACTTTTTCAGCGGTATCTGGAACACAATCTGGGGCGTGATCAAAGGCGTTATCAATCTGATAATCGACGGTATTAATATGCTCTGGACAGGCATTTACAACGCAGTTAAGGGTATAGTTGACGCTATCGGCGGTGTGGCAGGCGCAATAGGCGATTTGTTCGGTCAGGACTGGCATTTCTCAATGCCTGAAAATCCTCCGCTGATACCTAAACTTGCAAAGGGCGGTCTTGCGTATGCGCCTACGCTTGCAATGGTCGGTGATAACCGTAATGCAGGAACAGACCCGGAGGTAATTGCGCCTCTGTCAAAGCTCAAGGACATAATCGGCGAAGGCGGAGATATGACGGAAGTCGTACTTCTGCTTCGTGAGATACTGGAGTTTCTGAAAGGTCTTAATCTTATCGCTAAGGGTGAGGTTGACGGTAAAACGCTTTACCGGTTGATAGTACGTCTGAACAAGGAGAATACATACAGAACGGGGGTAAATGCGCTTGGCTAAAAATCTGATATGGGTTAAGGGTGTTCTACTCCCGCCGCCCGATATTGACGGCTATAATGCCACACGATGCAAGACGTGGGAACCAAACACCGGCAGAAATGCCGCAGGAACAACCGTCGGAAGCATACTTTGCTGGAAATACAAGATAGAGCTTAAATGGTCTTTTCTCACAGAAGCGCAGGTGAAGAGCCTGCGTAATCTGTTTGAGAATAAACCCGATTATTTTGCCGTAAAATTCGACTATGACGGCGAATATAAGGAGATAACCGCATACAGTACAGATCTCACCGCCACAGGTAAGCTGTACGCAGGAAGCGGCTATTATTACAAGAGCGTGTCAATAAATCTGATAGAAAGGTAGGTGATAGTTTGTATACAAATGTTTCGGATGAGTTTAAGACGGCATTGAACAGTGCAGAACCTGTCTACTGCTGTAAGCTGGATTTCGGTAATGTAACGGTGAACGATCTGTTCAGCGTAAGCTATTCGGGCGGATCGTGCAGTGAGAGCATAGTGCCGGGCGGAACTGTCATAGCAAACGCAAAAGTCGAGCTGTCGGCACTTCCTGCGACGGTCAGAAAGGGAAGCGCTTGCACGTTGTATTTTGGCGTGAACGGAGAATACGCACCGCAGGGAGTGCTTACGGTAAAGAAAATCGAGAAAAGCGGAGAACTGTTGTCGGTAACGCTTGAGGATAACATGGCAAAGACGGAAAAAGGCTATTTTTCAAGCCTTGCATACCCGTCCACAACGCTGAAAATGCTGTCTGAGATAGCGACAAAGTGCGGCGTTGCCTTTAATACTTCGGGGCTTACGGCGGTAACGATAAAGGACAAGCCGGAGGGCTATACCTGCCGTGAAATAATCGGATATATCGCAGGGCTGTACGGCAAATTTGCCGTTTGTGACCGTACCGGCAAGATAGTATTCAGGTGGTTTGATACTACGGCGGTGCAATTGTCCGATTTTTGCTATGATACACCCACAGTTGCTACCGACGATATTACAGTCGGACGTGTGGTGTGTGGAGATTTTACAGCCGGCACAGGCACTGCGATAACATACGATTGCTTGTTTATGACTCAAAATCAGCTGAACACGGTGCAGAAGTCATTAAACGGATTTAAATACCGCACGGGTGAAATCCCGTTAAGGCTTGGCAATATGCTGATAGATGCGTGGGATATGGTGAGCATAACCTACGGCGGAGAAACTGTGAAAATTCCTGCCGCTACTATTTCCGTGGCATATAACGGCGGCCTGTCTATGACAATAGAAGCACCGGCTGAAGAACAGTCTGCGGACAGCGGCGAAAGCTATAAGTCGCCTGCACAGAAGCAGGCGGAACGAATAACCGCAGATATAATCAGCGTAAAACAAGCATTACTCGAAAAAGCGGATATTACAGAGCTTAATGCACAGATTGCAAATCTCGAAAACGTATATGCCGCAAAGGCTGATATTACCGAGCTTTCCGCACAGATAGCCACGATTGACAATCTGACGGCTAAGAAAGCAGATGTTGAACAGCTGTATGCAAAGAAAGCGGATATAGATGAGCTTGTGGCCGATACGGCAACGCTTAAATCACTGAAATCCAATGTTGCAAACATAGATGTTCTGCTGTCGGGCAAAGCCGGCACGGGTGAACTGACATCTATAAAGCTGACTGCCGAAAATGCGGAAATAGCGACTGCGCTGATAAAGGACCTTACAGCCGCAAACTTCCGGTCAAAGACCATCGAAACCGATGATTTTACGATAAAATCAAGCAGCGGAAAATTGCAGATAGTCGGAAACACAATACAGATCAAGGACGTAAATAATACCGTCCGTGTCCAGATAGGCGAGGACGGTAAATCCGACTATGGCATTTACGTTACCGATGCAAACGGAAAGATAATGTTTACTTCTTATGACGGACTTCACGAAGACGGCATAAAGAGCGGCATTATCAAAAATGATATGGTAGCTGATGATGCACATATCAGCGGCAGTAAGCTGGATATTTCGAGCGTTATTGACGGTATCAATGCCGACAACAGCACCTATCTTAATACAAGTAAGGTTGTCATAGACGGAACATCTCAGACGATAAATGCAAAATTCACGGAGCTGACTGCAAGCATAGGCAGTATCGGCACCCGCACTTCCGCTCTTGAAAGCGACCTGTCGGGCTTTCGGACAATGGTTTCAGAAACGTATGCCACGAAGTCGGCGGTTGACAGTATACAGATAGGTGGAAGAAATCTGCTGTATGACAGCACGGGGAACATCAAAAACGGCTGGAGCGGTAACACTATAATAACGGTTGATGGCGGAATATCAGGAAATAGCCTTGCAATATCCAGAACCGACTATTCCGGCAATGCACGATATTTTGGCACGAACAAGCGGCACTTTCTGACGGATTTTAACGTCGGCACAAGCTACACTCTGTCGGCGTGGATAAAGGCCAGAAGCGATGTCGGGCTTGACGCAAACGGTTATGTGATGGCGAGATTCCGCTCGGCAGATGATAAAAAGCTGCATGCCCTGTCACTGACGGTGAGCAGTCAGACAGAAAAGGATAAGTGGATATATTACGAGAAGACGTGGACGATAAACGACAGCGACATAGCAAAACTCGAATGCGTGGCGCTTGCACTTGATAAAAACGGCATGATTGAGGCTTGCAATATAAAACTTGAGAAAGGAAACAAGGCTACGGATTGGTCGCCTGCTCCTGAGGACACCACAGCCGCAATAACATCGTTATCAAGCAAGCAGTCAAGCCTTGAGCAAACGGTAGATGGATTTAAGGCAATTGTTGAAAGCACATATGCAACAAATGACAGCGTAACGCAGAAGGTTTCCGCCGTAGAGCAGAAAGCCGACAAAATATCGTGGCTTGTGAAATCGGGAACATCGGCAAGCAGTATGGAACTGACAAGCGAGGCCTTGAAGATTATTGCGGATACCGAAATCAAAGGTGATGTGATTGTGGGCGGAGTTATCAAGAGCAGTAACTATGTTGCAAACAGCACCGGTATGAAGCTGTCGCTGGCAACGGGGGAGTGGGACAGCAAATACTTCAGAGTAAGCAGCACCGGCACTATTACAGCTACGGGCGGAACGATAGGTGGATTTACGATAAGCAATAATTCACTGTATAACGGGCTGGACACAATAAATCACAAAGAAGGAATAAACGAAACGGCTGGCGTTAATATCAGCGTTCTGGGAGGTTTTTCTGCGTATAACGGGGAATACGGAACTGAAATGAACAACGGACAAATACAGTTTTGTTCCTTAGGTAGAGAGCTTGGATACATTGCACCGACATCAACCGATTTCAGCAACTATGGGGTAACACGAATAGGCATAGTGGCTACTAATCAAATCGGCACAGCAGGATTATACGGACAAATAGATATAGGTTATCGAACTCATCTTAATAAAAGCACTTATCAGCCGGCATACAGCGTGTGCTGTGATTCAAGGAAAGGCAGTAACGATGGATTTAATTCCACTTTTCACGTTAAAACTCGCTTTTCCAGTGGTATAGATGTTTCGGATATTTATTTCAGTTACGAAAATAAGACTATTTGCTCAATTGGTATTGCGGGTTACTCTGGGGTAGGTGGCTTATCTCCCGATGTGTACAAATGGTTGCCTGTATTTAACGATTATGTTGCATTCAAAAAAGGCATCTTTTTCGATTCTTCGAACCCGTCATTAATTTATCATGGTGCAAACAGGTTGCTGGCGTGTTCACCATCAAAAATTGTGGTTGGCAACTCTAACTTAGCTTTATCGTTGATAGGTTCATCGCTGACATCTTCAAGTACCATATCCGTTTCATCCGACGCCCGTATGAAAAACCACATAGCCAGCTTGCCGAGCGGATCTGAAAATCTGTTTGATTATCTTGATGGAAAATCATTTTTCTACAATGGCGATTCATCGACCGCTAAAAGCTACGGCTTTATTGCACAGGATGTGCTTGCAGCATTGCAAAAATGCGGGCTTACAACAGATGATTTTGCAGGATTCTGCGATATACACGGCGATGGCAGTCAATACGCACTTGCGTATGAGCAGTTTATTCCGCTGATGTGGAATGAGATAAAAAGATTAAGAAAAGCACTAAGCGAAAGGAGTTAATTATGCTTAGAAGTAACAAAACAACACAGTTTGACGGTACAAGCTATATCACTGACGGAGAGGGCAACGAACAGACCGTAGCGTATTTCAGCGCTACCATAAGGACGGACAAGACCGTAACAATGAGCATGACAGTATCGAACGCCGTGCTGTACGAAGAAAACAAAACCACAGTCAGAGCGGATTATACGGAGTTCCAGACTGCCGTATATACCGCCCAGGACGCAGAGTAAGGAGAAGCTATGAAGTTATCAACTGTAGTAAATGCAATCCCCGTCATAAGCAAGCTGATGAGCAAGGAACTGCCCGTCATACAGTCGTATGCTGTGGCAAAGCTGGCACGGAGAATAGATGAGGAAACGAAGCTGTACAATGAGCAGAGGCAGAAGCTCTTGCAGAAATATGGCGAACAGGACGGTGATAAATACGTTATTCGCCCTGAAAATGTAGATGTCTGCAATGCAGAGCTTGAGGAGCTGCTCAACATTGATGTTGATATACCCGAAAAGATTGATATTCTCTCGACGAATGTCGTTCTGACACCCGCCGAGATGATAGCAATAGAAGATTTTTTAGCCGAATAGGCGGAAAGGACGAAAA